AAGATTAGCTTGTCTGTTTGTTTGTTGTATTTTATTTATCATTTTTAAATATTTTGTATTGTTATTATGGGTAAAGTTCAAATTCTATAGATATGAAAGACCCTGAATCATGTACTAATAAATTGTCACTAATTCTTTGAAGGTTAATTTGCGTAAAAAATGTTTTGTTTGCTAAAAAAAGTCCTGACGTTTGAAATAATATCTTATAATTACCTGAGCCATCATCTCCCCAACTTACGGTTAAAGGTAATGTGTCAAATATTAAATTATCTATAACAGGTTGAGATTCAGAAACGTCTACAACACTAGAGCCATTAGACCAATTAGTAGGGGTAGTTCCTGTTGCTGTAAAAATAACTCCAACAGAAACATAACCAACATTTTTAAAGTCATCACCTGCTTCAAGCACATCTACAATATATTTCTGACCTACCACTAAAAGTCCACTATATAAATTTATAACAGTTTGAGAAACTATAGCTTTATATTTTAAAGGCTCAATAGGTAGTGCAGGTATATTATTAATTTCATTTTCTAATTCATTTAGTATAGGAATTAAATCTTGTGCTCTTATAAAGTTATTAGAATCAACACCTCTACGAAGTAAAGATTGAGTTAATTTTTTATTTTGTCTATCTAAGTTTTCCATTATTCTATTGTATTAAGTTCACTCTTAGTAGAGTTATATCTTGGTGATTCAATATCTTCAAGAGTATTTTTAACAGCTATAGCAATTATTTCTCTATGAGTATGATCTGATAATTCACAATTTAAATCCGTAGTAGGAGTTTGATATCGTGTACCATATCTAATAGCTTGAGGCTGTCTTAAATATCTTAGATTATAAGTAGTAATTGTACTAGGACAAATTAACTCAAATCTTTCTTGTGTAGATACTTTCTCTATAGCTAATCTAAGTACAACTGTATTAGTTGGCTTATTAAAAGGATCTCTTATTAATTTATTATATCTATCGTGTGTAATAGGTTTAATTGTAGCAATACCAGTTGTGGTAGTATTTGTACAATCTGTATATGAAACTATAACTTCTTCTTGTAGAGCGTGTCTATAATTAGTAGGTAAGTTAACAAATACACCATTAGGTTTGTTAGATGCTAAATTTACAAAAGTAGTTGTAGAGTAATTTGAAACTATATTTTTCAAATCATCTATTCTCTTTTGTGTTTCTTCTACGCCTTGTTGTCTAGGATTATTTCTATAAGCTCTTTGAGTAATAAACTCTTCTTGAGCATTATTTAAAATAATATCTATCTCTTCAGGTATAAAATTAGGTGAGGACAAAGAATCAACTTTGTCCAAACCTATTTTAAACTCAATATGCATTTGAGCTACAGTCATTAAACGTCTATTTTAGATTTAAGGGAAATATATACTTCCTGATTAGCTTTATCATTTAAGTAAGTAATAGTCTCTTCTAAAGAGTAACCAATTACATCACCTCCTGCTAAAGCATACTTAGATCCGATTTTCTTGAGAGCTCCTTTTGAGATACAGTCATCAATGAATATCTTAGTTTTAAGATTAGCGTCTTTACAAACATCTAAAAAGTCTTGTGGAGAAGTTTCAATAATTTTACCAATTTCAGATTCTAACCAATCAGCTGTAGCATTTTTACCTGGTCTTTTACCGTAAACTTTTAAGAAACCTTCCATATCTACAGTGCTCATACCACTGAATACTTTATATGCTTCTTTTTTAAGATTTACTTTTTTAGCAGTTACTTTAGCTTCTTGTAAAGTTGAAGTTAATACATATTGTGCAAATGGTGAATCGTGTTTCTCTACTTCTGAATTAGCTACTGCCTGATGGCTAAGTAACAATGTATAACTTAATAAATCTTTAGGATTTTTTAAGTCTAAATTTAATCCGTCTCTAGGAATTTTAATTCTGTATTTTGACCAATAATCTTTATTGAATCTACTTAAAGACCCATCTTTCATATTTAATAGTTTTTCAAACTGGGCTTCCTGCTCAGTCGTTAGACCAGTAACAGGATACCCAGATGAATCAGCTAATAAAACTATTTCTTCAAAACATTGTGTATAACGATATTCCCCATCATGACCAGAAGGCAACCAACCATTGGTTCTAAATTGCTTTAAGGTTATGCTTTCATCTCTCAATTTAATCTCACTCATAATCGTTTATAATTTAATTTATTAATATTGTGCTGCGTAAATAAGTTCTGCACAAGACATTGGGTTCTCAATCAAGATAGATTGAGTAGCTTGACAATGTAATTCATAACCATCTACCGCAGAAGCAGCTCCTTTACTAAAAGATTGGTTTGGTCCAAATGGAGAAGTAGAACCAGCAATATGCCACATAAGTTCTTTTCTACCTTTAGGGTAAACTCGTCTAATATTCTTTTTACCTTTGTGTGTACCAAAGTTAAGGATTGTATATCTGTAAGATTCTACAGGTCCACCATCTGGGTGTTGTAATCTGTTAGCTACAGGGTTATCATACTCAGGTAAGTGTACTAAAGTAAATTTAATACCTTGTGGTCCTAAGTATTCTCTGTATTGACCACCAAAACCTAAGTTTTGACCAGAACCAGTAATACGTTTAGAATCTAGTGGTTGGAATCTAGCTGAATGATTTTCAAGAGCTCTGTGGAATTGAACCATACCTCTTTCACCAGTTAAAGCTACAAAGTGTCTAGAATCTTCAGGAAGAATATTAATAGACAAGTTCAACAATACATCCTCCAACCAGTCGATTGTAAATTGAGTATAGTTAAATTTGTAAGATGGAGAAATTTGTTGACGAAGACCAGCTCCTTCAATAATTGGGAAACCAGAAGCACCAGTCATATTGTACATACCTGAAGCACCTTTGTTAGATTCAGAGTAAATCAAGTTACGATTTTTCTCTTTGTACCACTGACATAAAAATTCCCACTCTACATATTGAGTCCAGATTTTAGTAGTTTTTGCAGACTTAGGATCTAACAATTCAATTACTAAAGGACGACTATGCATGTTACCAGGAATAGTATAAGTTTTTCTCATTGTAGAGAAAGAGTTTCTCATTTTAAATGGAGAAGTAAAGCTAGTTTCACCAGCAGTTTTAGAAAGTGTACGCTCTTGTGGAGAGTAATCTTTAGATACGAATCTATTAGCAGTTAACAATGCAGGTGGTACAAACAATGTTGCATCCCCAGTCATCAATTGAACTCTATAAATCCAGTTAATACCATTAGAGATTGGCTCTTCCATTACTCTTACAGCAAACTTTCTATCGTCAAATACAAGTTTATCTGTGTAAGCAAAATATTTTTCAGCCAACACTAATTCAAAGATTGTGTTGTTAGCACCAGGTTTAGTAGCATCTGTAGCATTGAAGCTTACAATTCTTACTGCTTTTTCATCATCACCTTTAAGCATCCATTCAAAATCAGCATCACTTGCTAATTCTTCTTCTGCTCCCATCATAGTGAATAATGCATCCATACCTGCATGTGAATATTGTCCGAATACTCTAGACATCACATTAGATACCATTGTGGGTTGCTCATTAAAGATAGTACCCAAATGGTTGTCAGTAGTTAAACCTGACCAGCTTTTTCCCGCATATACTTGTAAAGTATTTATGTTTTGATTTGCCATTTTTGTTGTTTTTTGTTTTTATTTAAAGTTAATAGCTTTCTTCATAATTTCTAAATCTACACCTTTAAGTTTAGAAGCTGATTTACCACCACCTGATGATAATGCATCTGCTTTTTCTTTAAGAGTTCTTGTAGCTTTAGTAGTTGCAATTGTTTCAAATTTAGAGAAATCACCTTTTAATACTGTAGCAATATAAGCTACTTGTAAATCAAAATCTGGATTCTGTTTTCTAAATTTAACAATTTCATTTTCACCATTCTTATCTACTTTAGTTATACCTGTATACAAATCTTTTCTTTGTTTATCAGTTAACTCAATACCAGGAATGATTTCTTTTTTAGAATCAATAGTTGATTTAATTTCAGTCAACCAGTTAGTATATTGTTCTTTTTGTTGTACTGCTTTTTGTTTTTCAGCTTGAATTAATTGTTCTTTTTTAGCAGTTTCTGCTTGTACTAATTTAGGATGTACTCTTAAAGCTTGTTTTCTAAGTAATCCTGCATCTTCATAATCATTAAGAGTTTCTCTGATATCTTCATCAGATTCACCCTGAGACTTTAAGAAGTTAGTAATTACTTTCTTTTGTAAAGATTCATTCTCTTCTAAATCATCAATATTGATTTTACTTACTTCAAAGATACTTTTTTCTACAGCTAAAAGTTTATCTAAAGATACACCTTCTTCATAGTTATTTAAAAGTTCTTTAATAGTTTCTGGTAAAGTATCTTTATATTCTTCAATAGCAGAGTCTACATCTTTCTGTAGTTTCTCTTTAGCTTTATTAGAAAACCATTCTAAATCTTTTTCTACATCTTTATCTTCATCAGATAAATCTATAATTCCTTCTTGAGCTAAAGCTTCAATAAAGTTAAAGTCGTCTTCTCCAGGTTCATCTGAATCAGCATCTTCATCTTCTTCTCTAAATTGAATACCTTTGTTAGGTTGTGGCTCT